GGGGGCTCGCAAGTGTGGAGGGTTCAGACCTTCGGGTTTGACCCGTTCTTGACCTACTCGGCTCGCGCAATGCGTGTCGTTCTTGACGTCGCGCAACGCGACTACCGAATGGTGGCTCTGATGACTCGAGGCGGTGCGCGTAACAGGTCTGGACCGGCCGCTGACCCGACTTCGGGTCGCTCCGATCGTCGCGGCTACAAGCTGACCGCGCTCCCGTCTGAGGGCTACACGGGCGAGGTGCCCGACTTCCCGCTGCCTGACGTGAACGGCCGCGAGCTCGTCATCTGGGCCGACCTGTGGACTACTCCACAGGCGTGCGCGTGGTCGATGCAGTCGTGGCGTTGGACCGCGATCGGCGAGCTCGTGCGGCTCCAGGTTCGCGCGGAGGCGCATGACGCCCCCGTGAACCTGTTCGAGCGCATTCGCCAGTGGCGCGCGGATCTTGGCCTCACGCCGGCCGGTCTGAAGGAGAACGGCTGGGCTATCGCCGTCGATGAGGTCGCTGTGAAGCGTGACTCCGAGCCTGCCGCCCCGGTTCGCCGGTCATCGCGCGACAAGCTCACGGTCGTCTCTCGTGGCGCCTAGCGAGCAGGTCGTCGACTTCCCGACCCTGGGCTTCCTGGCCTCGGATTGGATCGAGGCGCATTGCTCGGTGCCTTCGGGTCACGATCTCGGCGCCCCACTGGTGCACGAGGGCTGGCAGCTGTGGTGCACGGTCAACCACTACCGGGTGCGCCCGGGCATCCTGTTCAACCCGGAGCGCCCGCTGCTGGCTCCTGCGTTCCACTACCGCCGCAGCGTCATCGTCGGCCCGCAGAAGAACGGGAAGTCGCCGTGGGGTGGCTCGATCGTCATCTTCGAGGCTGTCGGCCCGTGCGTGTTCTCGGGTTGGGCTGTGGGTGGCGAGGTGTACCGCTGCAAGGATCACGGTTGCGGGTGCGGCTGGGAGTACCAGTACGAGCCGGGCGATCCGATGGGGATGCCTCGTGCGAAGTCGCTGATCCAGTTGCTCGCGACCGCGGAGACGCAGACGGCGAACGTCTACGAGCCGATCCAGACGATGATCAAGTCGGGCCCGCTCGACGACCTGATGAAGGTCCGCGAGGGCTTCATCCGCCTGCCGAACAACGGGAAGATCGAGCCTGTCTCTGCTGCCGCCCGCTCGAAGCTCGGTAACCCGATCAACTTCGCCCTCGCTGACGAGTCCGGTCTCTACACGGCGTCGTCGAAGCTGCTCGGTGTGTGGCAGACGATGCGCCGCGGTCTTGCCGGCATGGGTGGCCGCGGGGTTGAGATCACGAACCCCTGGGATCCGATGGGCAATTCGGCCGCGCAGCAGGCGTTCGAGTCGAAGCGTCCCGACATCTTCCGGCACTACAACAAGCCGCCGGCCGACCTGTCCTACATGAACAAGCGCGACCGTCACAAGATCCACACGATCGTCTACTCGGATGCCCCCTGGGTTGACGTGGCGGCGATCGACGCGGAGGCGGCCGAGCTCGTCGAGACGGACCCTAGCCAGGCCGAGCGGTTCTTCGGCAACCGGCTGGTGCAGGGCCTCGGCGCGTATCTGACGGATGAACTCCTCACGGCTCGCACGGTCGTTCGTGAGCCTGTCCGCAAGATCGCGCTCGGGTTCGACGGTTCGACCTCGGGTGACTGGACTGTGATCCGCGCCGAGACGCTCGACGGTTGGCGGTTCACGCCGACCTACGACGTCGGCGGCGAGGCGCGCTCAACGGTGTGGGACCCGGCGCTGTGGGGTGGTCGTATCCCGCGCGGTGAGGTTCACGCGGCGGTGTCGTCGCTGTTCTCCCACTACGAGGTGTCGCGGATGTATTGCGACCCGCGTGACTGGCAGACGGAGATCGACGAGTGGTCGCTCAAGTACGGCGAGAAGGTCGTGATCCAGTGGCCGACGAACCAGATCGGGCGCATGTGGGAAAGCCTGGACCGCTATCACGCGGATCTGCTCGAGGGCACCACGACGCACTCGGATGACACGACGTTCAAGGTCCATGCGCTCAATGCCCGCAAGATCGGCAAGCCGGGGGACAAGTACATCCTCGGCAAGCCCGCTGACCACCTCAAGATCGACGTCCTGATGGCTGACGTGCTCGCGCACGAGGCTGCTGCGGACTCTCGCGCTGCCGGGTGGGCGAAGGTCCACACGAACTACATCTACACGTCATCGACAACTCGCCGGAGGTGAGCGTGTGACCCCCGAACAGGTGCTCAAGTTGGCTGCACTCCTGTCGCAGAAGATCCGCGACCGCCGCCCCGAGATCGCCCTGAACGTGTCCTATTTCAAGGGCACCGAGGGGCGCATGAAGTTCGCCTCGGACGAGTTCCGGGACTACTTCGAGCGTCGGTTCATGGGCTTCTCGGACAACTGGTGCATGCCGGTCGCGCAGGCTCCGATCGAGCGCATCAACTCCCTCGGCATCAGGCTCGCCGGGTCGACGTCGGCTGATCCTGGTTCGGCGCGGCGCTGGGAGCGCAATGACGGCAACCGCGGCCTGTCTGAGGCGCTGCTGATGATGACGGTCGCGAAGCGGTCGTTCGGCCTCGTGTCCCCGTCGAAACTGGGCGCCCGGTACACGTTCGAGCACCCGGATAGCGCTGCCGTGATCTATGACGCGGTGACGCGTGAGCGTCGTGCGGGCATGGTGATCTGGCAGGACGACACGACGGAGTTCGGGGAGTTCCAGATCCCGGGCTCGATCATCTCGCTCCGGCGGGAGAAGCGTGCGCTGCACCTCGGCGAGCGGTACGTCGCCCCGGATGCGGACGGGTGGGAGTTCGACACCTCGAAGGACGCCGTCTCGCGCGTCAACCCGCTCGGTGCGGTGTCCCTGGTCGAGTTCCGCAACCAGTCGCTCCTCGACGACGACCCGATGTCGGATATCGCCGGCGTGCGCGCTGTGCAGGACACGATCAACCTCGTGTGGGCGTACCTGCTCAACGCCCTGGACTACGCCTCGCTGCCGGGTCGCATCATCCTGAACGCCGAGGTTCCGAAGGAGCCGATCCTCGATGAGGCCGGTCAGATCATCGGCACCCGGCCGATCGAGCTCGACCGGCTGATCCGCGACCGCATGATGTTCGTCCCCGGCGAGAAGGCGTCGATCGGGGAGTGGACGGCTGCGAACCTCGACGCCTACAGCAAGGTCATCGAGCACGCGATTCAGCACGTCGCGGCGCAGACGCGCACGCCCGGTCACTACCTCCTGACGGGCTCGAACGTCCCGGCAACGGGCTACGAGATCGCCGAGGCTGGCCTCACGTCAAAGGCGCTCGAGCGGATCTCTTACGCCTCGCCCGAGGTGCGCGAGATGCACCGCCTGGGTGCCATCGCGGACAACGAGCCCGAGGCGGCCAAGGCCATCGCGGTCGGCAAGATGCTCTGGAAGAAGCCGCAGTACCGCAGCGAGTCGCAACTGATGGATGGGCTCGGCAAGATGCGGACCGCGGGCTTCCCGTTCCAGTGGATCGCCGAGGAGTACGGGCTCGACCCGACCGAGGTTGATCGCGTCATGGCGATGATCAAGGACGAGCAGGCTGACCCGTACCTGAACCCGATCCCGCCGCCGATCGTGGCGCCGGTAGCGGCAGCATCGGAGGCGGTGCCGGATGGCCCTGACTCAGAACCTGCCGTCGTCGGCTAGTACCTATGCGGCGGATCAGCGCGCCGAGATGAACGCGGCGGTGGCTGCGGTGCGGCGTCAGTGGCGTCGCATGGGCAAGGACTTCGACTCGTCCTACTACCGGATCGAGCCGACGCTGCTGGCGGTCGTGCGGACGGCTCAGGAGCGGCTCGTGGCGGGCGCGGCGGGCTACATCCCGTCCGTGCTCGATGAGCAGGGTCTCGCGGCGGATGCGTTCGCCCGGGTTTCGTCCTCGCCGCTGATCGGCGTGGCCGGCGACGGTCGCCCGGTGGATTCGCTGTTGTACTCGGCCATCACGGGTGCCAAGACAGCAGTCGGTCAGGGGTCGACCTCGTTCGCGGCGTTGCGTGAGTCGGGCAAGTGGCTCACCTCCACGGTGGGCACGCTGCTCTCGGATACGGGCCGGCAGGCTGAGTCGCTCCACTCGGGCGTTCGGCCCGTCACGGGCTACGTGCGGATGCTCAACGCGCCCTCGTGCTCGAGGTGTGTCGTGCTCGCGGGGAAGTTCTACCGCAAGAACGCAGGATTCGCCCGGCACCCGAAATGCGACTGCCGACACATCCCGTCGACCGAGGCGCTCGCGGGTGACATGACGGTCGACCCGGTGGCGTACTTCGACTCGCTGACGAAAGCCGAGCAGGACAAGACGTTCGGTGCTGCTGGCGGCGAGGCGTTGCGGTCGGGCGCGAACATGGGCCAGGTCGTCAACGCGCGCCGCGGGATGCAGGTGTCGCAGGTCGGTGGTCGCAAGATCCTGACCACGACCGAGGGCACCACTCGCCGCGGGGTCGCGTACCGCGAGATGGGCGCCAACCGAGCGACCGACGTCAAGCTCGCCGGCCAGCGCTACTCCCGAGCGGTTCGTCCCCGTCTCATGCCGGAGACGATCCAGCAGATCGCGACCGACCGCGCGGACTACCTCCGGTTGCTCGCCTCGAACGGCTACATGGGCTGAGACGCCCCCACATTCCCCGACGCCCGCAATGGTCGCCGGTCAACCTCTCGCAAGGAGAGCCGAAATGCCCGAACCCACTACCCCGGTCCCGGCTCCCCCTGCCGAGGCTGCAGCCGCCGTTGACGAGTCGACTGCCAACGGCGCAGAGACCCCCGAGCCTGGCGCTGAGGCGCTCGGTGATGCGGGCAAGAAGGCCCTCGATTCGATGAAGGCCAAGTGGAAAGCAGCCGAGGAGAAGGTGCGCGCCGCAGATGAGCGCGTGGCCGCTGCCGAGGCGAAGATCGCTGGCAAGGAAGCCGAGTACGCGGCTGAGCAGGAGAAGCGCAAGGTCGAGGACGCCGCGTTGGCGAAGGCGAACGAGCGCATCCTCAAGGCCGAGATCCGGGCCGTCGCTGCCGCCAGTCTCGCCGACCCGAAGGACGCCCTCCTCTACCTCGACCTCGCGAAGTTCGAGGTCGGAGATGACGGCGAGGTCGACACGGACGCGGTCAAGGCCGCGATCGAGGACCTCGTCAAGGCCAAGCCGTACCTCGCCGCGCAAGGCGGCAACACCGGAACCACGTTCGAGTCCCCCGGAGCTCACCGCAAGGGTGCACCAGCCGGGCAGCTCTCGCAGGCGGACCTCAAGAGCATGACTCCGGCACAGATCAAGACTGCCCGCGCCGAAGGTCGATTCAGCGACCTTTTCGGCATCAAGCCCTAACCCCTGAAAGGGGTACATCATGGCAATCACCTACTTCCAGCCCGAGGTTTGGGCAGGAGAGATCCTCAGCGCGCTGTCTCAGTCGGCCGTCTACGCCGGCGCCCCGTGCTCGAACCGCGACTACGAGGGCGAGATCACCGCCTTCGGCGACACCGTGCACATCGGCTCCATCTCGGACCCGACGATCTCCGACTACAGCAAGAACACGAACCTGTCCGACCCCGAGGCCCTGACCGACGCCGAGCAGCAGCTCGTCATCGACCAGGCCAAGTCGTTCAACTTCCAGATCGACGACATCGACAAGGCGCAGGTCCGCAACGGCGGCGCCCTGATGACCGAGGCCACGCAGCGTGCGGGCTGGGGTCTGCGCGACGTCGCTGACAAGCTGGTCGCCAAGCGCCTCGCGATCTCCGCCGGCGGCTCCCTCGGCGTGGTCGACGCGAGCAGCACCGCGACGAACGTCTACGACCTGCTGATCGTCCCCGCGGGCGTGAAGCTGGACGTCGCGAACGTGCCGGAGGAGCAGCGCTGGATCGTCCTCGACCCGGCCACCTACGGCAAGCTTCGCCTCGACAGCCGCTTCATCAAGGCGAACGAGTCGGGCACCGCGGCGCTGCACAACGGTCAGGTCGGCGAGGCGGGCGGGTTCCGCATCTTCAAGTCGAACAACGCCCCGCAGGCGAACCGGGCGCTCACGGCCGTCACCACGGCGTCGGGCGCGAAGACCCTCACGGGTGTCGCGGGCCAGTTCAACCAGGGCGACGTCGGCCTTGGTGTGACCGGTACGGGTGTCGGCGCGTCGGCGAAGGTCGTCAGCGTCAACGCTGACGGTTCGGTCGCGACCGTGGACGTGAACTCGTCCGCTTCGGCGGCCGTGACCGTCACCCTCGCGGGAGGCGGGCAGCTCGCCATCGCGGGATCGTCCATCGCGCACTCCTTCGCGGAGCAGATCCTCGAGGTGTCGGCGTACCGGCCGGAGAAGCGCTTCGGTGACGCCCTCAAGGGCCTGTACGTCTTCGGCTCGAAGGTCGTGCGCCCCTCGGGTCTCGTCGTCGCGTCCGTCAAGGTCGCCTGACCAACTGCTCCATCGTCTGACTGGGGGCCGTCGTGGCACTTGCTCCGCTCGCTACGGCGGCCGACCTGTCGGACCGCAACATCGACATCACCGATGCGACCGCGGTCTCCGCGCAGCTCGAGTCGGCATCGTCCGCGATCCGGGACGCTGCCGGGGCGACGATCACGAAGCAGACGTCCACGGTGACGCTGTGGACCGATATGTCTCGGCGGGTTGAACTTCCGGCGCGTCCGGTTCGCTCGGTCACGTCGGTCATGCTCGACGGCGTGTTGCTGGTAGCTGGCGTCGACTACTGGGTGCGGGGTTCGTGCCTGTGGAGCGAGCGCCCGTGGCAGCAGTCCCACGTCATCCCGTCCGAACTCGTGGTCACGTTCGTGCATGGGTTCGACGAGGTGCCGGCCGACATCATTGACCTGACGTGCGCGCTTGCGGGCGCAGGGTTGGCGGCGATCGCGGAGGGCTTCAAGGCGCACACGGGCGTCGTATCGGAGTCGATCGATGACTACCGGGTGGGCTTCACGACGGGCGAGGATGCTGTGGCCTCGGTCATGGAACTCCCCGAGCGCACGAAGGACGCGCTGCGCAAGCGGTTCGGTTCGGGCGGCGCATCGGTGGTCGGGACGGCACAGTGAGCGTCCTGTCGGCGGTCCTGCGGGGTCGTGTGGCGGCCGAGCGGAACATGACCGACACCTGCACCGTCAAGACGGTCACGGGCTCGTCTGTGAACCAGACCACGGGCGTCGAGACCCCCACGTACTCGACGACGTACACGGGCAAGTGCAAGGTCCAGTCGGGTGGTCTGTCGGCACTCAACCCCGAGGCGGGCGGCGCGACCTTCACTGTCCAGCGCTCCGAGGTCCACGTCCCGGTCGGTGCGTTCGCCCCGGCTGTCGGTCAGGTCATCACGATCACGGCGTGCGCGCTCGACCCGCTCATGGTCGGGCGGGTGTTCCGTGTGACGTCGTTGCTGCACAAGTCGCAGGCGACCGCGTACCGGCTCGGCGTCGAGGAGGTCGTCTGATGCTCGCTCGCCTACAGGCTCTGATCCGCCGCCACTTTGATGCGGGGTGGGTCCTCGGGCGCGACGGCGACGAGGTGCATGTCCTGCCGATCCGCGACCTGATCGACCACACGGACTCCGATTGTGTGTGCGGCACCACGACCGAGCCGTGCCCGCGCGACGACGGCTCGATGGGTTGGCTCATCACGCACTACTCGCTCGACGGCCGCGAGAATCGGGAGCGGGTCTGATGGCGATCGACTTCGACACGTCCGAGCTGCGAACCCTCGCGGCCGACCTGGGCAAGGCGGGCACGGCGGTGGCGCGGGAGATTAAGCCCGTCATGTCCAAGGGCGCCCTCGCGATTAAGACGCAGATGCGGTCGGAGATGTTCGCCAGCCCGCACTTCAAGGGTGTCGGTTCGTCGATCACCTACGACATCACCGAGTCGGCTTCGGGTGTCATGGCTGAGATCGGCCCAAAGAAGGGCGCCGGCTCGCCTGGCAACCTCGCGAACATCGCCTACTTCGGGACCTCGCGCGGTGGCGGCACGGTCCCTGATCCGCAGGGCGCGCTCGACGCTGAGGCTCCACGGTTCGAGGCTGCCCTCGTCAAGATCCTGGGGGACATCCTGTGATCGCTCACCTGACCGCTATCAAGGCGTTGATCTCCCCGCTGACCCCGGTTTACATCGGCGACGCGACGGGCGCGACGGTCCTGCCCTACTCGCTCATCTGGTCATCGGTTGGTCTCCCCGGTGTCGAGCAGGCGGTCGACGGTGTTCGCGCTGACATCGACTCACCCATCGGCGTGACGACGGTCGCGACGACCGTAGAAGGCGCCCTGATCGCACAGAAGCGGGTGCGCGGTGTACTCGCCCCGGGTGGCGCCGCGAAGGTGCTGACGGTGGCAGGGCGGGACGCACGGCTGGTCCTGTTCGACTCGCTGCCCGTGACCATCGACCGGGATGTGACCCCGCACGTTGCGGTGTCGATCGATATGTACCGGCTGATCTCGACGCCCGCCTGACCTTCCCCCACCTCAGCCCCTGCCGTCCGGCGTGGGGTTCCTACCCGCGCCCACCGGAGGCACGCAATGCCCAAGCCCGCACCCGAGCCCGGGTTCCAGCCCATCGAGCACACCCCGTTCGTCCCGGCCGACTTCCAGCCGATCGAGTACACGCCCTACAGCCCCCAGGTCACGCCCGTGGCCGAGGTCACCGAGCCCGCTACGGGCAAGAAGGAGCACTGAAATGCCACGTACTGCCGACCTCGGCCTCACGACCTACTGGTGGGTTCCCGGTGTCGCCGGGATCGCCAATCCCGACGCCCCCTCGGCTGCGGTGCTCACCACGCTGCTGAACATCTCGGCCTACGTCGTGACGTCCACGTCGGTCAACCCGACGAGCTCGGACACGATCAGTGAGAAGGGGATCGGGGATACCGCGAACTCGTCGGTGCCGACGATCGGGAACTACGAGGGGACCCTCGTGCTGTTCCGCGACATGGCTTCCGGCGTGCCCAGCGCGAACGACCCGCTCACGACCATCGGCTCGGTCTCGGGTGTCGTCGGGTGGGTCGTGCGCCGGGTCGGTTTCGCGACCACCGCGGCGGCTGCGGCGACGCAGAAGGTCGACCTGTTCCTGTTTATGACGGACACCCCGCAGAAGTCGGGCGGCGCCGGGGACGGCTACCTCAAGGCCACGATCCCGCTGCTCGCGCAGGGTTCGTTCCGCATGGAGAAGGCCCTCGTCGCCTGACCCCCGCAACACCGACCGGGCGCGCTCTCCACGGGCCGCGCCCGGTCGGGCACCACCTCTCTGCCTGTGGACTCAGCCCGTGGAAGGCACAGACATGAGCAAGCCCCAGGACGGCGCGAACCTCGACGCCGCAACGTTCGACCTCGACGCATGGATCGACGACGTCGTGCGCCCCGAGGTGACCGTCGAGCTGTACCCCTACGAGGCGGACCACGCGGCGAAGGTTGCCGCGATCGAGGCGCAGATCGATGCCGCCGAGAAGGTCGGCCCGGAGAACCGCGGTCTCGACGAGGCGAGCGCAGAGCAGTTGCTGGCGCAGATCGTCGAGCTCAAGGCCGAGCGGTCGCGGTCGGCGCTCAAGGTGCGGGTCGCGCAGATCACCGATGTGGAGATTGAGGCCGTCAAGAGGGCGGCTAAGAAGGACGGCGCAGACGAGGACGAGGCGCAGTTGCGGATCATCGCGTCGGCGTGCGTCGAGCCTGCGTTCACGTCGGCGCAGTTGGCTCGGTTGCGCGCCCGGGATCGTTCTGGCGAGTCGATGGTGCTCCAGTTGAACATCGCCGTCGTCTCGCTCCTGCGCGGTCTGCCGGTCCCTTCGTAGCCCGTGCGCTGAGACGGTTCCCGGGCGTCGTCCTGGAACTGCGCACCGCACGGGCCAACGGCATCCCGCACTCGACGTTGCGGCGCGGGTCGTCGCCTCGGAAATGGTCGCCCATCGATCGCGTGCTAGCCCTGGCCCTCACGACCCACGAGGACGGGTTGTGCGGTGGCTGCGGGCAGCCTCGGGACCGGTCCTGGAACGGCGACATGGAGGGCTACTACGAGGTCCACTCCCGGACCTGCCAGGCGTGCCAAGCGGTCGCTCTGCACATCGACGGGCATGGCGCGCCGAAGGGTGCGGAGTCGCTGTCGGTGCGGGACATCAGCGATGCCGACTTCGAGCCTGACCCGCGGATGATGCCGCGCGACTAGCGGTAGCGGTGGATC